TCGTCTAGTGGAATTATCGTCACTGGTGCCTGTCAAATCCTTGGCATTGCAAATGACGGATCGACGGACGATGGAGTTCGGCTAGATGCATGTTACAGCTGCTCCGTTGTCGGTAATAGTTTTCAGAACTGCAACTACGGAGTCAGTCTTAACAACTCTAAAAATTGCACGATAACTGGCAACCATTTCTTCGCCAGTGCCACCGACACAGAGGCGAACCCCGCGTTGTTTGATGCCATACGAATATTTGGCGGATCGGAGGAAAACGTCATATCTTCTAATGCAATTACGGGCAAAGATGCCACAGATAAGTATGGCAATGGCGTTGTAGTTTCTGGGTCCTGTCCACGCAATGTTGTAATGGGCAACTCTGTCGATGAAACTACAGTGACAACTGCTTACGCAATTTCGGATCTTACTACAACCCTTGTTAGCTCAGACGCTTCCATCATTTCTTCTAATACTGTTGCGTTAAAAAGCAATAACGCTGCTTTGGTTTTGCAAGGAAATAGTGGATCTCTTCCGGTTCAATTCAAGGACGGTGCCGGAAGCGCAGTGTCTTATGTTCGCATTGATGGTGGGTATCAATCAGTTAGCAGGCTTAATCTTCTAGGTAACGACGCTAGTTACCCAATTGTCTTTCGAGATGGCGCTGGTAATGCCATTGCAAAAATCAACAATTCTGGTGTTTACAGCACCGGAGCCCCGTAATGGGCAAACCTAAATCACATCTAAAAGTGGAGCACGTTCCCGGCCCACCTAAGAAAACCCGTCAAGGACAAGGACCTGTGGACGGGGGCGCTAAAATAGATCGACGCCAGCGTTGACCATGGACCCAGCCACCCTCGTTGCCTTTCTTGGCCTCGGCGGCGCCGGGGTCTCTGCCCTCTGGAAGATCGCCGGGGGCTTGGGTCGGTTTGAAGCCAAGACCACCACGATCCTTGGGGCAATGCAGATCATGCTTCAGGACCATGAAGAACGCCTTCGGGCCATTGAGCGCAAGTATTGAACCGAATCGAAGCCAGCCTTGAGCTCAAGTTCAGCGAGGAACGAGTCCAGCGACAGTTGCTGGAGTTGTATGAGGACGAGGATTGGTCAGGCCTGCTGGCCACAGCAGAGCTCTTGAACACCGCTTGGCACCACGAAGTGATGGTGACCAGGTGGTTGGCCAAAGAGGCTACAGACAATTTGGGCCGCCAATGGCAAACTGCAGCTAGTGACCCCCCCGCCCATGACTCCTCGGATCGCTGAGTACGTAGCTGTGGCCATTGCCGTCCACGGCGCTGCAGTGGCCTTTGTGAATCTGACGCCCACCCCAAGGGACAATGAGGCCCTGGGCGAATACAGCCGGATGGCGGTGAAGCTGTACCGGGCCATCGAGATCTTGGCCGGTGTTATCACGCCATTGGTCAAGCGGTAGCCCCGCCTTCACTTTTTCTTGGCGGTCTTGGCGGCTTGCTTAAAATCAGCGGCGCCAGGGGCCCCTTTGGCCCCTGGCTTCCGCATGCTTTCACCGGATCCGGCTTTGATCCGGTCGCGTTTTCGCTTGATGCGGATAGCAGTCAGGTCGGCAACGGCATAGCCCCCTCTGTCACTGGACTCGATCTTGTCCAAATCCGCCAAAGCCTGCTCCTTCAAGCTCGGCGACTTGGGGCGTCTGGCGGTGCGGATGTAGCGAGCAAAGTCATAAGCATCCTCACCAGCGTCAATTTCAACCAGCCTTAGGCACGCCTCCAGCTCCTGGTCGGCACCCCATCGGGCGGCCAACGTAGCAATTCTGCGCCAGGGTGCCTCAGGGTCTTGATGGTTTTGATAACGAGCCCAATCCCTGACTAGCTCCGGCGGCGGAATAATTGGGTGATTTTGGTTAATCATCGAACTCACTATCAAAGGTAAAATACTCAAGAATGGAAGCCATTACAGCAGTATCAGTTGATGTAAAGCCCGGCTTTGGGGTCGGCCATCAATAACCCTTCTTGCCGCCGCCGCCCTTGGTGCCTTTGCCGCCTTTTTTCATGGGTCTGGTGTCAGTGGCCCCACCTTAGCCGGGGTTCGCCGGGACGCATGCCAGTCAAGGCTTGCAAGTGAGGTACCAGCCCCCTGTTCCTTGGGGCATCCACCTGGGATTCCAGTTCTTGCGGCTGTAAGTCACGCCTGCCCCCTTGGTGTTGCTGGCGTAACCGCCCGGAAGCAGCAACGCTTCGCCGTTGGGGTCGTTGTGGATCCAAGCCGCAGCGGTGTAACCAGTCACCACTGACCAATGGCCGCCCCCGCTAGGAGCCCCTACACGGCCCTTGTGCAACCAGCCCACAGCAACAGGTCTGCCAGCGTTTATCTCACGCTCCAGGGCCGCTGGTGTGCCGTCGGTGTGGAAATTGGCGTTGAGACCCAGCGACCGCAGTGCCGACAGTTGCGCTGCTGCCGACGTGGTGTCGCCGTATCTGGCTCGGATGGTGTTATAGGTGTCGTCACTGGCGATCTTGCCCCAAAACATTGCCAACATGGCGCAGCTGGAGCTAAAGCACTCCCGGTAACCGGCACCAGAAGCGTTGTCGAGCTGGCTTTGCCACAGCACCTTTAACGGATTGGCAAAAGGCGACGGCTTGGCTGCTGGTGCCGCTCGGTACAGCTCCGCAAAGTCCTCGATCTGCTTGGACGTCAGGGTTTCTTGGAGCCCGTTCCAGGCCGCCAGTTGATGCGGCAGGCCGGCGTCATGCTTAGCTGCGTCTGCGAGACGAATAACCGACATTTGCGCTGGTGAGAGGGGCCCGGGGAAAGATCTGGACGTTGTCCACCTTCCACGGAATACGTTCCCAAACATCGCAGCACGTGGCAATGCTCCAAGCCATTTCTTCGTTCTCTGCAACGACGATGGTCTGAAAAGAACCGGCCTCCCTGGTGCCCCCGTACCCGATGAACTCACCGGGAACCCTGATCACCCAGGCCCTGGCGCCAGGTCGCTTACTAACGGGTCCTGCTCCAGCCACCGGCCGCTGGGGCCGCTGCAAGATCCGTAATACTGCCGCCCAAAAGGCTTCGGTCCAACGCTCCTTCAAGGTCCCCCATGTACGCCTGAAGCTCCAGGTCCCACAATTCTGACTGTCGCTCCTTGATTGCTCGGTCTTCATCAATGGCCAGCGATTCGTTCCAGTATTGAACCGCACCCGCAAGGGCATCGAGACGGTCGTCGTGGGCCAAGCAACCGCGATCGACGGTCAGGTGGGTCAACTGGTGAAACAACTGGTACGCCAGGCGTTTTTCGACGGCCTCGTCGTCTCGGGTTTTGGCGTCCCCTTCGATCACCGATCGGCTGACGATCAACCGGTGTTGGTTAAGCACGGGCTCCAGGGCCGCGATGATGCGGCGTTCTTTCTGCACGTTGGAGCGAACGGTCTCAATGGTGCACGGATGCTGCACCTGCAGGTACGGCTTCAGCAGGGACTCCAACATGCCTTGGCCAAACTGGTCTTCCAGGAGGATCAAGTTGACCTTCTGGCGCTTTGCAGCCGCTGCTAGGCCCTGCAGGACAAGTTCTGAGTAGCCGTCGCGGAACGCACCGGACTCCAGCAGAAACAAATTGCCGTTGAGGTGGGCCACGATCGCGTAAGCCGTCTCGTCCAAGCCCCGGCCGGAGGGGTCAATGAACATGACACAGCCATCAAACGGCAACCAGGTGCCGTGGATGTAGGCCGGCCGGTAGTAGTAATCGCCGCTGAAGCCCACAGCCGGCAGATCGCTGATGCGGTACTCGGCCCCGGAACTCCACACCACCTTTTCCGGGGCGTGATCAGAGACTTCTAGGACCATCAGGTCCGCCAGCTTCAATGGGAACCGCTGGGCGTCACTGAGACTGGTGTCCAGCTGAAACTGCAAGGCAAAGGCCGACCGGCCATACGACGTCTCGCGTTCCAACAGGTCCATTTCGCTGAAGCGACCTGGGTCCGTGGGCTGATTCGTCAACTCTGGGCACCCTTCCGCAATGACGGGGGCCAGGTGGTCGCCGTATTTGACGGGCTTCTCGGGCTACCGGGCTGGCCAGATGCGCACCTCGTATGCGCGTTGGGCCAGCTTGTTGTAAATGGACTCCTCGGTCTGAGGAGTGCCCAAGAACATGATTTCGCCACCGGGCTTCAAGATGGCGTTGAACTCACCGACAGCGGCCAGGAGCTTCTCCCGGATGCCAACGGACCACGACGTCGTCGGTGTCTCCACGTCATCGGACAGGATCAAATCGGCCCGAGACCCGGTCAGCTGACCAAAAATGCCAACCGCTTTGACGGATGGGCTCTGGTCCGGGATGGCGGGCCTGACGTCGAACCGGTTTACAGCGGATCGTTGCTCATCCCGATCTGGCTCCAGACACTGGAGCATCGGCATCTCGCGGATCAAGCGGATGCAGAACATGGTGAAGTCATCGGCCCGGGTCTTGGATGCCGACACCACCATGATTTTGCGCTGTGGGTCCAGGCGCAGCAACCACAACACATAGGCCGCGGCCATCCAGGATTTGCCCACTCCCCGAAACGCTTCAACAATGCGGCGTTTGGAGCCGTGTTGCATGTAGTGGGCGATGTCGAGCTGGATTGGCGTTGGATCCGGCAGGTTCAGGTGGCGCCAGACCAGGACCAAGAAATAACGAAAATCAGACGAAAGCGGCTTGGGCAGTCTGTCCCAACTCATGATTGCAACAATTTACTAAGCACGTACTAAGCCCACGATCCGACGGAGGTATTGGCGCCAGCGGCGCCGATAGGCCAAAGCAAGAAATATGAGCCAATTTTTGTGCTGTAGGCACCACCTGGAGCGGAACTGCCCGAGTAAGAAGGCGTCAGCGTCGTGGCGGCATTGGTTGAAAATGTGCCTTTTAGTGTGACTGAATGTAGTACCCCAAGCGTGGTGGTCGCAGTGGTAATTATTAATGCGCCAGTGCTTGTACTCCAAAAGTTACTTGTGCTTGCACTTAACCCTGTCGTCGAAGGGGTTAAATATGTGCTGACAATTCCTTGGTATCTGATATTGTTTAACCCTGCGCTAGTCACAAATGAGATGTCAATAGTATGGCTAGTCGTGCCTGCGGTTTTTTGCAAAGTAAATCCAGATTCAAAAACATATACCGTGTTAGCCGGAAGCGAAAGCCCAACGCCAAACAATGACTGTGTGGCAGATGTGTTAATTCCTACCTTATCACTGTTTAGTCGATAAAGTAGCGTAGAAGGCAAAATACTTCTGCCGGATGTCGCATTTGGGGTTGCGTAAATAATTGCGCCGTCGTATTCCACTGCACCAGCTGTTGCGCTGGTCAAGTTTGCGCCTGACTGAAAAGCCAATGGCGATGAAGATGTAGTGCCAGCAGCCAGTGTTAGCTTGCTGGTCAACGTGCCACCAGTAAAACCGCTTGCGCTGCCATCGCTGGCTGCGGTTAAACGTCCTTGAGCGTCAACCGTGATAGAAGTATTTGTGTAACTTCCAGGCGTGACAGCAGTATTTGCAAGCGCAACAGTCCCTGTCGTAACAATTGGACCACCAGTCAGCCCTGTGCCCGTTGCAACGCTGGTTACCGTTCCAGTGCCACCAGATGCAACCGGCACGTCAGCCCATTCAGTGTCGTAGTTGATGCCACTTGCTTTGCGCAAATATTGGTTTTCCAGTCCGCCTGGTGCTACGCCAGTGCTTGGGTCGCCTTCTGGAGCTGGAAGATATTGACTCATTAGACAAACTCAGTAACTTGAGCTGCTCCGTTAGCGTTGATCCAAATGCCGTAAATAGCATTAATTGCAATCAACTGTTGATCCAACAATAAAAATGCACCGGGTTGCACTTCCATAAAGGAATTGGCAACAGTGGCTGGATTGCTGAACGACAAGTACAACTTACTGGTTGAAACGTTGCTGACCATCAAGCCCTTGCGGTTGGCGTTTGATGCCAACACCAAAGTGCTGGACGACGTGCTTGTAATTGACGCGGTGGTTGGAGTGCGAACAGCGACAGTGCCAACAACAGGCACAACCGATGCCCGAAGCTGTGCATCGGTTAGAGGCCCCGACACGGTTAAAGCTGCAGCCCTGAGCTGAGTGTCGGTCAAAGGGCCAGACACAGGAACAGCCGTGGCCCGCAGCTGGGTGTCCGTCAAAGGCCCGGAAACCGGTACCGACGTCGCCCGCAGTTGGGTGTCCGTCAAAGGGCCATCAACGGTGATGGAACCGCCCCCGTCGTCAATCGACAGGGTCCCACCAGCGTCGCTAACAGTCACCGGAGAGCCACTGGTGTTGTTGACGGTGACGCTGGTGGGAACTGTGACGTTGGAAATAGTGACCGAACCGCCATCCAAGGTGACTGGAATTGATGCACCAGCTGGTCCTGAGACTTGTACGGGGCCGTCGTTAGGGCCAGTGACGTAGGTAGGCATGATTAAGCGGCAGCGGTGTCAATGACCACGAAGTTAATGGTTAACGCTTCAGCCAGCGCACCACCAGTGATGTTGCTCACCCGAAAAACTGCAGTGCCAGCGCCTGCGGAAAGGGTGTTGAGCTGGTACGAACCGGCTGTGCCACCAACGCCGCAATTTGCAAAAACGACGTCAGTGGCGCTGATGGCGCTGTTGGTCATCGTGAAATTGACGCTGGTGCCAGACGCCAACGAAGCGTTGTGCATGGTCACCACGCCGGCTTTGGTGTTGACAACGACGGTCGTGGTCTTGCTGGTGCCTTGGGTGACGGTGCCGAAAGCGGCAGGGCCAAAGCCAATGGCGGGGGCAGCTGCAATCGTGTTGTTGGTTGCAGTCGAGATAAAAAACCCAGACGGGATGTCAGAAGGATCAGGCATGGGAGGTTCTAGGCGACCTTGCGCCGGGGCATCTGCACAATCTTATCCATGTCCGGCAACGACGCCACTAGGTCTCCAAAGCTGGTGCCGGCCACCGGTTGAGCTGAGATGCCGTTGTCCTTCAGGAACTGCCGAAGGATGTTGAGTTCAGCGGTGCTGATTGACCCGTCCTCGAGCCTGGACCGCAGGTGGAGCGCCAGGTCGGTGTGGAGGTTCGACAGGACCTTTGAGGCTTCGGAGGGGTTAGGGCGACCCATGGGGACACAGGGCATCTAGTGAGCAAATGGTAGGGCCTAGGACCAGGAGATCTGCTCACCTACAGGCCCTACCGGGCCAGAGCGGTGGCAGTAGTACATATGTGTGCGTGAGTGAAGAAGGGGAAAGAATCCCCCCCCTATAGTTACTATAGTTAAATATAGATACTATGGTTAACCATAGTGTATAGCTTCCCGAAGGGAAGCGGTTAGGAGGTAAGGTAATACCAAGCACATGGTTAACCTAGGAGTAATATGGTTAACCAGGATCTTCTTTCATTGGTACTGATGATGAAAATACATAGTGAACTATAGAGAACCATAGACACCTATATTCACCTCTATTGAATTATGGCGGACGTCGTTTTACTGGGGGTGGGGCACAAGGGCACAAGGGCACAAAGTGGGGGAGACTTGGGGGACGAAAGTGACTTTTTGGGGCAAAAATGTGAGGGGCTTACGCTATAAGCGTCAGCGGGGCTCACCCCCCTCCGGGGTCGCTCCCGCTTGTCCAAAGCGGCACCTGGGGGTGTCCAAGGCCAGCCTGGCCCCAGTGATACCAGAGGCTTTGGGCCATTGCGTACCTGTCAGCCAGACAGTGACGCAGGCTGGGCAGGGGTTTTGGACAGGGTCGGCAGGGGTCAACCAGGGGTCCTGGTGAGAATGATTCTCATTCCCGACCTGGCTGACCAATCAGCCGGCCTCGCAAACTTCACCGACCCCAATCGGCCAATGGCCCGCTATAGTTCCGAGGCAACAACCGGGCCGAAGGTCTCGTTAGTTGCAATAAAGCCAACCGCAGTAAATCCAATGACTACGTCCTTTCTGGCCCTGTGCCTCGCAGCTCTGCTGCTGCCGCTCCTGGTGCTCCTATGGGCTACTGAGTCCACCGAGCAGCGAACACGGCGCCTAAGCCGCTCTGGCTGGAGCCAGCGCCGCATCGCTGAGCACCTGGGGGTAACCCGGTACCGGGTACGCCTGGCCTTGGCGGCTTGAGCCCATCCATTCATC